AGCATCTTGAATGGTCTGTCCCATCACGCCACTATCAGAACCAAATGTGCCGCTGAATATGCCTATCTGATCTTTTAAGTCTTTATTAATAGCCGCAAGAGCAACGGGCAATTTACCAATATTATCTTTGGTTGCCCTGGCATCAAACATGCTAACCAGTTCGTCATCTATTGCGCCAAGCACCATTCTGTATCGGTTAAAAATAGCGTTAAATTGTGGGCCACCTTTGTTGCCATCGTGCTTGCCACTTGCGAAATGCTCCGCATTATCCAGCGTGTCTTTTATCGCTGCTATTTCATCAGAATCCAAGAAGCTCGCCATTGCATCATCTGCACCTTGAATCATCTTTTGCATGCCGGTTAAATCAACACGGCGACTATTTAAAAATGTTTTTCCAAAAGCAGTATCGGTGAACGCAAAGTTACTGCCATCAGGATCGCTTTGATTTCCGTATTTGGCTATAGCCTCATCCATTGGGAGGTTTCCAGTGTGACCCCCGACATTGCTACCAGTTGATATTGCAAACCTTTGAGATGGTTTATCAGGGCCAATCATTCCACCTAATGCGCCACCGATTAAACCACCTACTAAAGCCCCAGGGAGTCCACCAGCAGCCATTCCAATAGTAGCTCCTATACTTGCCCCCGCGCCTCCATTTTTGCCGAACAATTCTTGACCGATAAGACCAGCAACAAGTGCAACGCCAGTATAAACAAGGTTTGATACAGCCCCAGCCCCCGTGAAAGCGCCTCCATTAGCAGCATATGCAGCACTGCTAGTTGAGCCTGAGGCCATAAAGTTTCCGGCAGAAACAAAGCCTTGACCGATGGAGTTTCCTGACAAGGAACTAAGATTGGATAGGTTGGACAGCATATCCATACCGCCACCACCATCACTGCCCATTCCAGCATTTGCCATGCCAGAAGCGCCCATTGTAGCAACGCCTGCAATTCTCATAATGAAAGGTTTAGCGGCAAGTAGAGCCATTTCAGAAAGAATGTCTTTGACCATTGCTTTGGCGCTATCAACTAGGTTTCTGAAGACATTATCACCACCATCTAGCATTTCGCGGAAAGTAGCTTTAAAAGAGGTGGACATACCATTTGCCATATCGTCAAACTTTTGCTGTGCTTCTGTGGCTTTTTCTGCTGCCAGGTCCAGAGCTTCTTGCTCAGTAAAGATTGCCCTGGTCAGCGCTACAACTTCTTTTCCTTGATCACTGATGGCGCTGGCATTAAGTTTTCTTAAATTGTTTGATACGGCAATATCAACTTCAAGCATGTTTAGCTGTTTAAGCTCACGCCTTAAATTTTCTAATAGTTTTTGATCTTCTTTGCTGATCTTTTCTTTAACAACCACGGCCTCTTTCTCGGCCTTAGTGGTTTTTTTAACGGCGGACTCTGTGTCCTCATTAATTTTCGTATAAGCATAAAGACCCGCTGAGGCCGCTAGTATAGCGAGCCCTACTGGTCCCATCATTGTTGTAAACCTACCAAACGCTGCGGTAGCGGCAACTAATGAAGCTGTCAACACGTTGTAACCTAACGCGCCAGCTCTCGCAGCAAAACCAGTCGCTGTTACAGCCGTGGCATTTGATGCTGCAGCAATTGTATTGATAGTAAAAGCACCAGCAGAAGTGAGCATAGCACCGCCCACTTTTGCGCCATAAACAACAGCAATCAACTGGCCAATACTTAGCACTGTATCTAAATTTTCAGAAAGAGTTACGATCCCCCTTCCTGCTGATTGAGTTGCAGAATTTAAAGCGCCCATAGAGCCGACAAAAGCTATCGCATTATTGTTTGACTGTTCTAGCGATTGAGCCATTGTTGCAGTAGACTTGTTAAATATGCCATCCACAACTTCGCTATAACCTTCGAGGGACTTAATCAAAAGCTCAGCAGTAATACCGCCAGTTGCAGCAAACTCTCTCAGTTCGCCAGTCGCCATTCCTGTTTCTTTAGAAATGGCCCTTAGTATTTCTGGCGCACCCTCTGCTACAGAGTTGAACTCGTCACCTCGTAAAGCTCCAGCAGCTAAACCTTGTGATAATTGTCTGATTGCCCCGCTTGCTTCCTGCGCTGAAGCGCCAGAGGTTGCAAAGGATTTATTGATAGTCTCAGTAATTCTGAGTAGGCGGCTCTGGCTTAAATTGAGCGCCTCTGTGTTCCTGGCTAAAACAGTATAAAGGCCAACAGTTGAATCAAGCGAGCTTCTTGTAGAATTAGCGACTTGGAGTAATTTTCCCTGGACCCTGACAAGCTGCTCAGTAGAAGTTGTGACGACTTTTAATTTATTCGTCATGCCAGTAAAAGAATCTGTCATATTGACAAGCTGGCGAACAGTTGCTGCTGCCCCTAATCCTGCAAATGCGCGCTTTAGGTTGCTGGTGGCTTTTTCTGTTTTAGTGGCCTTTTTTTCGAGCTTATCCAGGTTCTTTGTGGCTCGTAGAACTCCCTTGCTGTCAACAACTATTCCCAGACTTGCTATATCCATCTTATTACCCTTTATTGACGGCGCTTAAACTTCGGATTGCTTTTATTTCAAATGGTGATAGCTCGCCATGTATTTGAGAATATTCTTTTATTTCAAGATAGCCGATCTTCCCGCCATCTGGATTATTCAAGTCTAAAAAAGCCGACCAGATATAAGACATTTCAGGCCTTAGCTCTGGTAGGTTTTCAAGCTCTTTAGGTTTTCTTCCTAATGATTTTTCTACTTGTTCGAGGTTGTCAATGCGGCTAATCTTTGAGCCTTCTTCGTGGCCGTAGAGCCAATACTGAGACTCGGCAAATTCGACCAGCTCTGCTATTAGCCCTTGGTAAAATTTTCACGGTCAGCGATAAATTTATCCACCTGGTCCGCAATCAAAGGGCTATTTTCAAACAAAGCCATCAGATTCTTTTTAGTAAAAGGCCATTCTTTTTTATCGTTTTTAAAGCCACGCCAGCCAGTGCAAGACTCAACCAGTAAACCAAATTCATCATCGGGAATAGGCTTATTGCTTCTCACTGCATCTAATGCTTTTCGTTGGCGTTTTCGTTGCTCTGCTCTAAAACTTTTAGAGTCGATACCAATAACAGTGATGTAACAATCTGTATCGCTACCGTCAGCTGGATTTACAATCCTACATTCTGCTCCAGCTTCGTGAGCATCGGCGGTGTATAGTTGGTTAATATCCATTATAGTTATCTCTTATAGGGTTAAAAAAAGGGCGATACCACTTGATATCACCCTTGCTTATTAGACTGGGTTTCTTTGGATAAGAATGTTAGTCGCTGTTGTTGTATCTCTTAACGCTTGAAAATCAAACGTGATTGTCACTGGATTTTCATCCGTCACATCAGGTTGACCGCTGTTGTATTTGATACGAGGGAGGTCGAAGAAATAAGTATTGCCTGCTACGTCTGTAAGCGTAAAGTCTATGGATGTTTCGGTTTCGTTCACAAACTTATTAAGCAGCGTCGTATCTTGAAAATAAGCAGTAATTGAACCTGTGACATTTGAGCGACCAATGCTAGGATCTAAAGTCTCACTAGAACCTACAACATAGGTATTAGACATACCGTTATCTAGGTTAATAGATAAATCCGTGATGATAGCAATGGCTGAATTGTTTTCATTAATAGTGCCTGTGAAGCTATCAAACGGAGAAGTGGTTGTTGCGGCGGGGTAAGTACTTCCAGAAAGTGCAGTAGCAGAAGTGGTCATTCCTTTGCCCATCATTCCTAGCGTACCGGTAACCATTGCATTAGGAGCAACTGATAGCGATAAAGTATTGAAGTTCACGCCTGTAAAACGTAAGTATTGAGTAATGTCCTCAAAATGGCGCTCGACAGAAAAACTACGGCGAACAACACCAGCTTTTAGTTGTGCTATACCTGCTGAAGGAGTATCAGCCGCCCATGTTCCACCTAAAACAGCCTCTAAAAGGTCATCAAAACTCCCGTATGAAAGTTCTACGCCAATATCGCCAGATACTGCTTTGTTGCCGTGTCTAAAATCTGCAATTTGTCGGTCTGATCTTAGTTCATTGGACTGGATACTTTCCTTTGAAAGACCCAGAGTTGTTGAAACGTGTCGTAATGCTTTAAACGTCGGATTGTTTGGAGTAACTCCAAATGCCGCTTCCGTTATAAAACCCATAGAATGTCTTGATCCTGATGCTATAGCCATGAAAATGTTACCTCGGTAAAGTAAAAACTTGATAAGTGATAAAAATAGGGATGACGAACCACGCCTCGTCGCGTTTCCCTAGACCGCGTGAGGTTTTTGATAGGCGCACATTGACGCCATTATAAGTAAGGACTACCCCACGTTTAAAGTGGTCAGCAATCACATCAGCTTTGATGGTTGCCTGGCCTTTTCCTTTTGATCCTGGAGCTATGATGTCTATCTGATAAACGCCTACATGCTCATCTAATCCATTTGAACCTAGACCCGCTTGAACTGTATCGGCGGGCATTAAAGTCGGCCTGATATATAGCGTTTCCGCTGTCGGGGTAAAGGCTATGTTTTCCCAGGCGGTCGGTAGAGAGAGCGAGTTGGTCCTGGCATCTAAAGCAGCGGATATATCGGTAAATGAAGCCATCTATTTTCCTTTCTTAGCGTTGTTGACGTTACCTTTAAAGATGGCCTGATATTCGGCTACGGTTACGGCAACCATTCCCTGGGGAGCTTTTGTGCTTGAGCCGCCTTCTATCTTTTTTGCATAAGGAAGATTGTTTGTTATATAAATCTTATCGCCAATCTTTGCGTTTAATACTGTACTTTCAATATCGTTTCCCCCTCTTTCTTTTGTGCTGTTTGAAGGAGAATTAACGGAAGGTTGCCAGCTATTCCGTAGCCGACCGCTTTTAATCGGGGTCCTTAATACAACTTTATTAAAAAGCCCTATTGTCGTCCCCTTAAAAACTTGCTCTGTCATGGTGTTTGTTTTTTTAACGAAGCGGCTAAGATCTCGTTTGAACGACATAAATCACCTCGTCACTGGTAAGGCCGACACTCTCAAAACTGATAACAGTTGTTACTATTCCTGATAATGAAACCTTGTCATTTACAGCTGGTTTATTGCCAGCCTGGACAATTAGCTTTTTATCACCCGATAAAATAGATTTGCCGTTTACCTGGGAAACTGAAAAATCAGATGGGTAAACCTTAGCGGTAAAAGTCGTGACATTTTGACCGCTGCTGGTTCCTGTCACTGGATCGAAATTGCCAGCGCTTCTCCTGGTAAAAGTAGCAGTCTCACCTTTTTCGGTTAAAAGCCTGGCTGCAGTAGTTGCAAGTTCAGAATAAAAACTCATCCTCGTGACACCAAGAACCCTGAATTTGTGAGCTTTTTCTCTAGGGCCAATATTTTACGGTTGTATGGAAAAGCAGCAGAGTTAGCCATGTACTCGACTTCAATTACATCTACTTTTTCTTTTTTAACCGATCTACCAACATCAGCAAGAGGATCTACACCGCCATCAATTGCAAGAGCCACTTCACACTGAAGATCTTTTAATAGCTTAGGTATAACGTCTGATGGCGTTAAAAAGCCATCGACCGTTGCGGAATTGCGAGGCCATTGCATGGCTTGCGCGCTGGTTTTCTTTGTCCCTATAAAAGGCAAAGCCTCCACATAAACACTCGCTTTTAGAAGTAAAATAGCAGCCGTACCGCTTACAGTTACTCCCATTGATGCAGCATAGGCTGTAAAGGCGGTATCACTAATATATGAATTGCTGTTTGTTAGTCCCGCGCCTGTCTCGACCACTGTTGCCATTACTTACCCCTGTTATTTGTTTTTCTTAACATTGCACCCTATTGCTAAGGTGCAACATTAAAAATTACAGCTTGGTTACCCGTCCAGCGTCTATCAACTCTTTTGCAAGCTCACTGCTAACATCAGCAATGTAAAACCCGCCTTCTAAGTTGAAAGGAACACCCCATAAATTCATAGCGTCATAAATA